CTGCACGAAGACAGCATTGAGAACGAAGCCTTGCAGATCACGATGCACAAGCAGGCGTTGGTCAAGCAGGAGTACGAACTCAAGATTCTGATCATCGCTCACTACGGTGAGAACGTGTACAACGAGATGATCATGGAGCGCATCCGGCTGAAGAAGGAGCGCGAGAAGAAGGAGCGTGAGCATCGCCTGCGGCAGCAGGAGTTCATGCTCAACGTCAAGTACGGTACGGCGATTGCGTTTCTTGGAACCGCTTTATTGGCGATTCTTTACTATTTAGCAGACAAGGTGAGGCACTGATGCTTTCTCTACTCTCGACCCTTGGCGGCTTGCTGATCAGCGGTCTTCCTAAGCTCTTAGACTTCTTTCAGAACAAAGCTGATCAGGCGCACGAACTGCGAATGATGCAAGTGCAGACTGAGCGAGAGCTACAACTAGCAGCAGCAGGGTTTGCGGCGCAGGCGCGGATGGAGGAAATCCGCACCGAACAGGTGATGTTAGAGACTGATGCCCGAATGACCGAGGCGGCGCTGAAGCACGATGAGCAAGTGCTTGAGAAGGCAAGCCGGTGGGTGGCAAACTATGTCGGCACTGTGCGTCCGACCGTGACCTACATCTTCGTGTTTGAGTTGGTTGCCATTAACGCTTTCATGGCCTGGTATTTGTGGAACCATCCACAGCTTATTCAGAGCATGGATGACATCATTCAATATGCCGACCTGATCTTCTCGACCGATGAGATGGCAATCCTCGGCGGCATCATCGGCTACTGGTTCGGGTCGCGCGGTTGGGCCAAGAAGTGAAACTGAGCAAGGCAGGCGAAGACCTCATGCACAAGTATGAGGGTTTCCGCAGCAAGCCATATTTATGCCCGGCGGTGATTTGGACCGTGGGTTACGGCCATGTTCTCTACCAAGAACAGATTAGATTGCCGGTGGTCCGAAAAGAAGGCTACGCCGGGATGATTCGCAATGAATACAACATCAAGCCCGAAGACAATCGCGTATGGACGAAGACCGAGATCGATGAGCTATTCCGCGATGATGTCGGCACTTTTGAACGTGGTGTTCTTCGACTTGTTCCCGGTGTGGTTGGGCGTCAAGGCAGCTTTGACGCTCTTGTCTCTTTTGCCTTCAATGCCGGTCTAGGCAACCTTCAGCGCAGTCAGATTCGGATGCGTGCCAACCGAGGCGACTGGGAAGGCGCAGCAGATGCTTTTCGTCAATGGACGATGGGGGGTGGCAAAGTGCTGCCGGGTTTGGTAAAAAGGAGGGAAGCGGAAATCGCTTTGTTTCTCTCATAGGACAAGACATGAAAATTTGCGTGAATGCGATCTCAAAAAATGAAGAGCAGTTTGTCAAGCGTTTTTGCGATTCAGCCAAAGATGCCGATCTGATCCTCATAGCCGACACCGGCAGCACAGACCGCACGGTTGAGCTTGCCAAGGAATGCGGCGCAACGGTCCATGACATCTGCATCAGCCCGTGGCGATTCGATGCGGCGCGTAATGCGGCGATTGCTCTCACGCCCAAAGACATTGACATTATCGTCAGCCTTGACTTGGATGAGGTACTAGAACCCGGATGGCGCGAGGAAATTGAGCGCGTTTGGGAGATGGGCAAAACCACTCGCTTGCGCTATCTTTTTGACTGGGGGCACGGCATTCGATTCAAGTACGAGAAGATTTTTGCCCGACACGGCTACTCATTCTTCTGTCCGGTCCATGAATATCCAATTCCTGATGTTCGCATCAATGAGGTATACGCAGAAACCGATATGCTTTTGGTAAGTCACTACCCCGACCCAACCAAGTCCCGTGGGCAGTATCTTGATCTGCTGCGTATGTCGGTCAAAGAGAACCCCAATGAGCCTCGCAACGCTTTTTACTTTGCTCGGGAACTGACCTTCTATCGGCTTTGGGATGAGGCGATTGACCGGCTCAATCACTACCTGCAAATGCCCCAGGCGACCTGGCAGAACGAACGCTGCTACGCGATGCGCCTGCTGTCGGAAGCCTATCAGGCCAAGGGCGACTATTGGCAAGCCCTGACCTGGGCGCGTAGGGCCACCGCTGAAGCTCCCTACACGCGAGAGCCTTGGGTGCGGGTGGCTGAGTTGGCCTACTCAACGCACAATTGGCCCGAGTGCTATGCGGCCTGTCGAACAGCCCTCGAGATCAAAGACAAGGCTGCGGTCTACACAATGGACCCTGCGGTGTGGACAGAAAAGCCGCACGACTACCTAAGCATCGCGGCATGGCACTTGGGCATGAAGGGCGAGGCGCTTGAGCATTGCAAAAAAGCCTTGGAATTTGCGCCAAGTGATGAGCGCATCAAGGCCAACCTCGCTATGATGGAAGCGTAGTTGCTGATGTCTCCTCCCCCGAGTTTGAGGGCATTCTCGGGTTAGCCCCCCTTAGCGGGGGCTTTCTTTTGCCACTCGGAAAGAATCACTCGCTCAAGGTACTTGCGGCCTGTAATCCCTCGGTGTTCCTCCACACCGCGAAGATACTCCCGACGCTCTGCAAGGGGTTTGGCAAGGACGTAGCGGGCTTCGCACTCGGCGCGAAATTGCTCAGACGCACGATAGTCTCGGCCTGTCCGGGCTTCTGACGGGTCAAGACCTTGTGTTTGTTCTTGCACATTCGGCTGCGCCTTGTCCACTGCTCTGTCTTCCTTGTCTCAAGGGTGCGAAGGAACAAACCACACTCAGGGCACTTCATCTTTGGACAACTCAAGGTCAATCATCAGGTTTCGGATGGTTCCATGAAGCATACCGATTTCGCGGTTTAGCCTTGAGATGTCATCGTCAGGACAAATGGCTTTTGCTTCGTCGTAGATTTTGTTGAGCAAAACATCTGCGAGCTTGTGCGTTTCGTCTATTCGTTTCTTGTAGTTCATCACAGCCCCATGAATCGCGTCATGTTTAGCTTGACCGCCGGTTCCATGTCCTGAGAGTCACTTCGGTCTTGTCTGCCCCACCACACGATCCCGTCATGGGAAAAGTCTATGGTCTTGGTATAGCCAATGCAATCAGGAAAGCCAACCACAAGGTAGAAGGGCAACTTAGCGACCCGGCACATCTGCTCTGCTGCTGACCACTTGGCAAAACTGACCTTGAACCCTCCATAGCGGTCATGTGTCTCAATGTCGTACTTCGTGGTCTTGATTTCCACAAACGCCAAGACTCTTTCGCCTCGCGTCATTGCGTAGTCAAGGTGATAGCGAATCGGCAGCTTCATCAGGTGGCTCTGCGCCCTTTCAGCGAACCGATCCGCTATCTGTTGCTCTACGCTCAGATGCTTCTGAGTTTCGTAGAGTTGTCTCATCTAAATATCCAAAGGATTGCCAAGACGACTCCGATGCAAACGGCGGCCATGCGCCATTCGCTCGAGTTGTGTTGCTCAATGATTGGGTAACCGACCACGAACTCGCATTCGGCCATCGTGCGGGGTGTCTTGTAGTGTGATGATTTCATGGTCAGAGGCTGAACGGGCAGTAAGAAGTGAACACGCGGGTGGTGGTGTACTTGCATTGATAGTCCACACAGTACGTCCCGACATACCGATAACCTTGCGCGGTGCTGATGCCCTCACAAGAAATCAGCGTACCCGCACGGGCGAAGGCCACAACCGGCGAGAGGTTGGCGGCGGCGATGAGGAGAATGAATAGAGTTTTCATCAGAAAGGCACCTCGTCAAAGATTTCAGGGTTGTTGTCGGGGTCATGGCGACGACCCGACGCGGAAGGTGGGGACTCTTTAAGCCTGTCCCCGGCAAAGGCAACGCTGTCCACGATGCCGGTCAAGCTGCTCTTTTGATTGCCGTCGTTGCCCTTAAAGGTCTTCACATGGACATCCTTCAGGTCCACGAACAGCGTCACGCCTTTCTTGAGGTAGGGCGCAAGCGACTCGGCGCGTTTGCCGAATAGCGTGGCGTCTACCCACTGAGAGGGCATCTTGCCGGTTTGATCCTTCATGCCGTAATTCCACGCAAGGGAAATGTTGGCGACCGGCTCACCACCTGCCGTGCGGCGCAGTTCGACATCTTTACCGATGCGACCGACTCCAATTAGCTTCATCATTGGGAAATCCTTTCGACCATCTTGGTCACTTCATCTAGAAACAAACGCACTTCCTTCTCAATCTCCGCGATCAGTGCGTCATCGCGGTCAACCCTAACAATCATCAGTTGAAGGTGGTCAGGGAAACGGGGGTCATAGCTCACGAATTCGCAAAACTTCCGACCCGTACACGCCATCTGCCACTGCATCTGATAGACGTACTTCGTGTCAGGCTTGCGGGTGGACAGGTTCTTCAGGTGCTGCTTGGACTCGGGGCACTTGATCTCGATTAGCCCATCGTCCCCGACAAACCCGTCGGGCGATGCCCCGGACATGGGGATCGTGGGATGGTCGATCATCCCGACCTCGGTCACGAAGTTTCCTGTTGTGGACTCATACGCTGACCGGGCTGCGGGTTCCTGATCAACACCCCACTGCATCGCGGCGTTCATAAACGACGGCGCTTGAGCATTGGTGATGCGCTCTAGGGCAAGCTCCATCAGGTAGTTCTCCCGCGACGCTCCGTAGCCGGTCTTTGTCTTTGCCATCACATCAGCAATTCGAGAGGCGGTGGCCTTGCCTAGACGGGCGGCGAACCATTCAGGTGACTTCTGTTCCATCATTGCCTCCTTGCCGCAATCATCGCGTCTGCAAGCCTGTAACAAGCTCTAGCAAACTCCATAGAACTTCCGTACATACGGTTGTCCTGATTCGCGCAAATGCCGGTTAACGCTTGTGCGGCAAAGTAATCCCTCATCGAAAGCCCTTCGCATTCTTCATGTGACCCGCAAGGCAATGTGCGCTCTTGGGGAAACGCAGGCCCACCGTCATATACCTTCATCATCATGCGCCTGCCTTCTCTGCTGCGTTCTTAAGGGAAGGCCCATGCGCTGCCCACAAAGCACGCTTCTGTCCCGTGTTGGGCATGGCCGCAAACTGCTTATTTAGGGCCGCTACGCCTTCCATTGCAGCGTCTTGGAGCATGGGTAGCCACTGACGCTCAAAAGCGGCGTAGGCATCATCAGAAGGCGCGTTGCGTGATGCAACTTCATGCGTCGATGAGTCGGCATCGTTGTCGCCTTCAGTTGGAATACAAAAGGCTTGGAACATTGCGTACTTGTACGCGGCGCTCATGGCCTTATTGGTCGCCTTATCCCCCGAGTCCATTGCTTCGCCATACATCTTGACCGTGTGTTTGCTACCGTCATGGGCGCTTACAAAGTCGAATTCCATGTCCACGGTCACATAAAACAAGGCTCTGCCCTGACCACTTGTGCGCTCAACACAATCCCGCGAAAGAGTGCGCGGAAGGATGCTCAATCCATGCTTTGCCAACAGCGGGCCGATTGCGTTGTAAACATCGTCAATGCCTCGGAAGTTGTATCCCGTGCCTTGATTGTTTCGCTGCGTTTTCTTGATTCCGGCGTTTGATAGCTCTCCTGCTACTGCGGAAATCAATTGATAGACGTTCTGTTTTTCCATGTCTTGTCTTTCACTTAGAAGGGTGCGGGTGGAGCCTTGGCAATCTTGTCGCGTTTCTGCTCGGCAAGCAGGCGCGACAGCACCTTGGGTGGTAAGGCTCCGAAAGGCCAACCAAGGGGGTTCTTTTGTTTGTTAGGTGAAAGCGTCATCATTTAGTCCCGTAAAAGCTCTATTGTCGTCAGATGTTAGCGTGTTTTAAGGGTGAAAACCCTAGTAAGCCAATCAATCGCCTGTCCGTTGCTGACCTGTCCACTCGTGACCCGCAGGATCGTCCAACCCCGACAGATCGCCTCGGCGTACTTCTCGCAGTCAAGCGTGAAGCCCACGCCTGTCGTGTGCCTCCCACCCGTCCACACGCCACCTTCGATCTCGACGGCGATCAGGTCATCAGGCCACGCGAAGTCGAGCCTCCACCGGCGCTTGGGATGGAACTTGTACTCTCGCACCGGGGGCATGATTCGCATGGCGCGAAGGTGCAGGGCGAATAGTTCTTCAGGGTTGCTCATCGGGCCACAGTCCTGCGCGTTTGAGAAGGGTCTTGGTTCGCTCATGTGCTGCATTCCAAATCATCAGCTTGCCCTCGAAAGACGCTCTGCCTTGGTCGATCTCGTAATGGCAGGCGCGGCACATCGCAGCTACAAATTGGTCTGAAGCCTTGATGCCCATGCCCTTGCCGTGAATGCTTTGGTTGGAGTGCGCTGCGACCACAGTGCCGTCCGACACTCCACACGACTGACAAGGCACCGTGCGGCAGAACTCAAGGATGCGCTTGCTACGCACATAAGGATACTTATTCAAAGACCACCCCCAAGCTCTGCACGGCGTAAGACTCGACTTCGTTCATGTAGGTAGTGAACTCCGACACGCTCATGTCTGTCGTACTTCTACGGCGACTGACGACCTCACCGTCCGGCAAGGTCACGTCCTCACATACGCCAAACTTTCTAGCAAAGAACTCATGCCACACATCGGCTGAGTGCTGCTTGCCCTGCACCCAAGCGGTCGCGGCAATGGTCTTTAGGACAAGTCCCCAATACCTTTTGTTTTGTTCGCTATTCCTCTTTGTCTCTGCGGTGGTGACGATAAGCCGAAGGGGAGTCCCCCCGTCGGCCATTGCTTTCGCGTTCGACCCCACGAAGGCCACAAAGGTGTTCCACACGCTCAGATCGCGCAAGTGAAACTCTCGATACAAATGCGTCATAGCTGCCGTCCTCACATAGTCGCTCGACATGGTTGATAGAAGGGTATTGGTAGTACAGGCACTTTTCTCTGCGGTCGCACCAACCGCCCATGCAGGAGATCACGAGGCCACCTTGTAACCAATCCGGCCATTGGCGCGGGGTTCGTACTCACCGTTCCCGGTGGTTACTTGCACCATCTGAGCGTGCTTCTTTTTGTCTCTGTACTTCTGCTGACGCTCTGCCGAACTCATCTTCCTGCGCTTGGCATCTTTGCCCTGTCCCAACTTGTAGACCTTGAGCAAGTCCCTGCCTCGGCTGTCTTTTTCCCACATATGGATGTGTGCAGCACCGGCCTTGTGAAGCTCCCGGCAGTAGTGCAGCACGGTGACATAGTGCAATCCGGTTGCCTCGGCTAGTTCGGTGCAAGTGTGCGTGCCATCGAGCAGCAGCTTGATTAGCTGCGCCTGAGACATGGCGTTGACTTTAATCATTGGACTCGTCGGATTGCTTGGATGGCTGCGATACGCGCA